TGTCGTCATTGTAGTGCTGATCATCAATGGCATCCATGTCGGGTGGAATGAGCAGCCACTTGTACATGTCAACCACAAAAATGTCAAAGGTTGCATCATCCCGCTGGAGACGCTTGGCATGAGACTCCGCCTCTGAACGGGTGGAAAAGGCTCCACGAATCTTGATTCCAAACTTGTCATTCTTCTGAGGGCAACTTGGGCCAACGATGGAAAGGCACGCGAATAGCTGACCCGGAACGGTGATGTAATCAGTCTCAAGTGTAGACATTTATGTATTCTATATCGAAATCTTTAATTGCTGACACTTTACCAAAAACTCATCTTGTTCCCTCTTTGAAAGACTGCTCGGATCTTTGGTTTGGAGAACCTTGATTTCGGGTCCGGTGAGTGTCACTGCATTCAAGCGGTAATCTTCAAACGCTTCACATGCCAAAGGGACGATTGGTTTGATAGCCTCGTAAACCACTTTGGCCACGTTTGTAATCTCGAGTTGGGCATGATCATCCATTCGGAGACGCAAAAAGTGAAACAAGTTGTGAAGATTAATCTTCCAGTAAAACTCCGTCATGGTACACACCGGAAGAATGCCCCGAGCCAGTTCTTTGGCCACTCCGTAATCCAAAAGAGTCTTGTAATTTTCAAAGGCGAGATTGCACGTGTTGTTTTGGAGGTTTACAAATGCATCATTTGTTTCGTTATCAAAAGGATCAGAGAAATCACTCCCTTGGTGGTTGATGACGGATTGCTTTCGAAACTCCACCGGAATGTAAAATTCATCCTCCTTGATTTGGGTGTACCTCGCAGATACCTCATTCACACTTGCTGTGCGATGACGTAACCACTGTCGGGCAACGTAGATTGGAACCTTGATGTGAAATTTAAACTCCACCATCTCAAAAGGAGTCGTGTGCCAATTGCGCATCAGATACCTGATGAGATGACGGGTCTTCACTGGGTCCTCTTTATACCCAGCTTGATTATATGAAATTCGAGCCGCCTGAACAATCGAATCATCCGACCCCATGTGTTCCACGAGGCGTGCAAACATTTATTCAAAAGCGCTTCTCCTTTTTAAGGTGCATATCCTGGAACCGTTGAACCATCCGGATACACTGTGGTTGGAAACGCCTTGACAAAATCGGGGCACGTATCCTTTGTGCAATCAACATATTCAAAATCGGGATACTTTTTCTTTTGCAGAATTGTATATCTACACGTGTCTGATCCGTAGATGATCCCGTTCTTTTTTGGAGCCTCATCCTCCTTCTTTTCAACAACCTTGCGCTTCATAATAAAGAAGATTACAGCAATGGCAGCCACTACGAGCAATACCAGAGTGATTTTCATTATTATTAATACAAACTTTTAAAAATTTTTGACTTCTCCGCAACCGGGATCGAACCAGTGACAAATGGAGCTACAATCCACCGCTCTACCACTGAGCTATGCGAAGCTCATGTTTGACGACTCGATGACACATATCTTTAAATTCATCAATCGAGATCATATTTTTTGCATAGTTGCAGAATTTGCAACATGAAACTACATTCCCTGGAACGTACCCCTTTGAATTATCAATCCGATCAATACCATTTAGACGAACTTTCAAATCCAAGTGACCACAATAAGTACAAGGAAATACCAACATTCTCTTGGCTTCTATATCATCCAGAGTCCATTCTTTATTTCTTTCTTTTGCACTTCTCTTGATTGCATCTAGACGAGCATTCACATTGGTTCTATTCCAATTTGCTATATAACCTGGATTTTCAGATTTCCATAATCGATGTGTTTCATTATTATGATTTCTGTACCCTTCTGGGTCAGCTGCTAAACGACGCGCGCGAGACGCCTGTGAATACTCATTCCCCTTTTGGGCCATGAGTGCAGCGTGTGCTTCTTTACGTTCTGGTTTTTCATCATATTTTTTATTCTTTTCACGACATGATTTACACGTCTTGGTTGGTTTACCATGTCGACCGATAAACTGATCGAGTGGTTGTTCTGCACGTGTACAATTTGAACATTTTTGCATTTTTTATTAAAGCAAGTCTCTTCTTTAAATATAAAGTAGGACTTGCATTCCCACCAACATATGGGCGGTCAGTTTGAGAAGGCAAGCCCGCCCATTCCAGACTGGATGCGCAGCACGTTGTAGTTGACGGCGAACATGCGCTGCTGCAGGGCAGACACACCTGGTTTGAGGACAACCTGGACCTGGGCATTGTCGATGCGGGAGAAGTTGCAGGTGCCGGTTGGCTGGTGCTCCTCTGGCTGCAGGGCGAAGGAGTACACATAGATACCTGGGTAAGGGTTGCCGGTGTGGTAGTAGTATGGCTGGGTGATGTTGAAGTACTTACCTGGCTGCTGGGAGAAGCGATCCTGGCCGTTGAGAATCAGCTTGAAGTTGTACAGGGGACCCACCTCGATACCCAGGGTACCTGCGGTCGTTGCAGCTGCTGCGGTGTATGAGGACACACCATCCTCGGACCACATGCAGTTGGAGCTGAAGACGTTGCCAACAACGCCGTTGGCACCCTGGTAATACCCGGTGAAGATGTGGGGGGTACCGATGATGTGGCCCTGAGCAAAGTTGTTGGTCAGGGAGAAGTAGTTCAGGTTGGAGGTGACGTTCACGTTGGCGCAGTTGGAGGAGAAGTTCCACATGGAGTTGTACTGGGTGGCTGAGCCGTAAGATGGGTTGGTGTAGCACCAGATCAGCTCCTTCACTGGGTGGTTGTAGGACAGGCGGATCAGAGCAGTCTGGGTGGTGGTACCGGTGGAGTTGGTGGAGGAGGTGTAGATGGTGTCGGCACCGGTGTGCTGGATCTGCTCAATCAGGTACTCGTGACCCTTCTGGGCGAAGCGGCGGCGCTCCTCGGTGTCCAGGTACACGTAGTTGCCCCACACCTCAAAGGTGGACTGGAAGAAGTTGCCAAACAGAGTGGACAGGTTGAAGTCCAGGCGAACCTCGTGGTACTGCAGAGCAATCAGTGGCAGATACAGACCTGGGTTGCGGTTGAAGAAGAACAGCAGTGGCAGATTCACACGGACGTCGTTGGCAGACAGACCGGTGACGTTCAGATTGGAGGGGGTGGAGTTCTTGCCCCACTGGTCCTTGTCTGGCTCAGACAGGAACACCTCGGAGTACAGACGCCACCAAGCCTGGTAGTGCTTGTCGATACGCTGACCACCGATGGTCAGTTCCAGATCCTGAATGGCACGCTCGGCGATCCAGTTGTAATCTGGGACGGTGTTGTTGGAGGTCTGGTACACACCGGTCGTCAGTGGTGCCAGGGACACATACATGTTACCGATCAGGTCACCGTTGCGGGCAATGGTTACGGAAACGCGATTGCCGGATGCAACAGAGCCGTTGACGGTCTGGATGATGTTCTCCATCGCAAAGTTGGTGTGGCGCTTGTAAACCGCCTGGAAGAAGGTCACCTTGGGTTGACCAGTCAGGTAAACATCCTGAGCACCGTAAGCAACCAGTTGCATTAATCCACCAGCCATTTTATAGTACGCCAAGAAAATAATTTCACGCGTCAAAATGCGCATAAAAAAAGAAAAGTGTACTATAAAATGTCCACTTCAAAGGAAGTGTCCAAGAAGCCAGCTGAAGAAATCATCGAACTCGATGGAGACGATGAGGGGGACGAGGACCTGGAGGGGGACCTGGAGGAGATGAACATGGGGGAGGATCCTTTTGGAAACTACCTGGTGAATGAAGAGGGTGACAACATTGCCGATATTCTGTCTGCTGGTGTGAAGCAGATGGAGATGCAGAATAAGATTCTCATCAAGATTTTGACTGTGTTGTCAAAGAAGTAGAAGCTTAAAAATTATATTCGAGTATACATAAATGACAGACGAAGTTATTGACAAGTATGAAAAGTTGACTGGACTCACATCTCCCGCTGATAGTTATGTTTCAATTACAAATGCTTGCAATACATTTTTGACAAGTGATGAACTTGATAGCTATGGTTGTCCTGATGATGTAGACATGGAAAAAATTAATGAACGGAAAAGAAGGTTTCTCAGTGAATTGGTTGATGTGTATCATTCCATCTCATCCACAGACGAGGTTGCAGTTGAGCCTCAGGATGAACCCCCTGCTGTATGTCGGGTTAAACGTCTTATTGAACATATAGACGATCAGTATGAACTGCTATACAGATGGATTCGAATGCGCGAACGCAATAATCAGCCAACCATGGTTCCACTTCCCACCACATTCGACGGGTCAATTTTTAGGCTCGTGACTATGAATGCAGATGATGATCTCACCCCGCTTCAACAGCTCATCCTGTACATGCTTGATAGTCTTCATAAGCAAAATTTCAAGAGGTACAAGGGGAATTGTTGTCAGCAGATTCTTTCAAACGGGTTCAATACACGAGCCTGGAGAATTATATCAGAAATTAAGGATTTTGTTTACGAAAATGTTCAGAAGGAGTTGAAGTATGACATGTGGAGAAACTCAACCGCCAAGTCTGGAAATGTGGCCGATTGCATAAAGCATCTATCCTCTTGCTTTGATTTACAATTTCCTGAGATTAAAAAGAATCGAAACGTCTGGTCATTCAGGAATGGAATCTATGACGGAACACATGATGTATTTTACAAGTACACCGACCCTGCTATAAATGGTTTGGATCGTTTCACAGTGTCTTGTAAGTTTTTTGATTTGGACTTTCCTGAAGAGACTCCCGAAGATTGGTATGATATTCCAACGCCACACTTTCAGAGTATTCTCGATTATCAAAAGTTTGATGAGGATGTTCAGCGCTGGCTCTACGTATTCGGGGGTCGCTTGTGTTTTGAGATGAATGTGAAGGATAGTTGGCAGGTTATCCCGTTTCTGAAGGGTATTGCCGGATCGGGAAAGTCTACAATCATCACAAAGGTTTTCAAAAAGTTTTATGAATGTGAGGATGTCAAGACTCTTTCAAACAACATTGAAAAGAAGTTTGGTCTCTGGAGCATCGATGGGTGTTTCATGTTTATAAGCCCGGAGGTCAAAGGAGACTTGGCTCTGGAGCAAGCGGAGTTTCAATCGATTGTCTCAGGGGAGGATATCTCAATTGCACGAAAGTGTGAAAAGGCGATAACCAAGGAGTGGAAAACACCTGGCATTCTTGCGGGAAATGAGGTTCCCAATTGGAAGGATAACTCTGGGAGTATTCAACGTCGCATTGTAACTTGGAACTTTACGAAACAGGTTATGAATGCAGATCCAAAATTGGATGAAAAATTGGATACCGAATTGGCGTGCATACTTTGCAAGTGTGTGAGAGCCTATAACGATTACACACGAAAATATGGATCCAAAGATATCTGGAGCGTTCTTCCAACATACTTCAAGGAGATGCGGAAGAAGATTGCTTCAAGCACAAACTCTCTTCAGCACTTTTTGGAATCGGAGAAGGTTACTTACTCAACATCACAGATGTTGTTCGTCCCCCAAAAGGTGTTTTTCAATGCGTTCAATTCACATTGTCAAGAGAACAACTTGACGCGCCCTCGTGGATTCAACGAAGATACATATGCTGCACCATTCATGAGCAGGGATATAGAAGTCAAGATTGCGACTGTAAATTATCACGGAACCAATTTTACAAATCAACCAATCATCTACGGTCTCGATGTAAATCAACTCATTGAGGCTGAGATTTAGAGTACTCTTCAAACTCTCTACAAGCGAGTGTAATTCTTGGAAGTATGAAACTGTCCCAGTAGGTATCATCGCGTTCGATTGTTGTATAATCCATCTCGTCATCAAACCGCTCCACAAGTTTTGCACAATGAACATGTGGCAAAAGATAAAGATAGGCGTGCACCTGAATTTTTTCATACTCTTTCAAAGTGTGAAACAATTTATACTTTCTATTCTTTGTTTCAATAATAATCTTGGTTCCATCTGGGTGAATTTCCCAGCTATCGATTTTCCCATTGAGAGTATACATGTCGTTAATGTTTCGGTAGTATATTTTCTCGTCGTGTACCAGTTTTATCTCCTCCTCCTCCTTGACACTATTAACAAATTTTTCGAAATTTTTTAGCACCTTATCCTCATTGGTGATGCCATAATTTTTTGTTAGAGTCGACTCGACGTGTTGACAAACTTCCCTCTTTTGAGAAGTTGTTAAAACAGGATCGCTTTTAACAACATCTTGAGCTTCTTTAATTCTATCATGAAGTTCATTCGAATTCGCAGATGGAATTGTCATCATGGTTTCAACCTTTTGTGGAACCGGCACAGGTTTTTCGGGTTTCTTTAACATGTGATCAAAAACCTCCCTTTTTGAAACATAAGGATTACAACCGATAAAAGCTGCCAATCTCGATGCATTGAGTATGGTTCGCATTTATTTAGTTGTACCTCACGTCTTTATATCTCAATCTCACAAAGTCCATTCTTTCTCTTTTCAAGAACGCGATCCCAAAATTTCTTCATCTTGGGAAGATGCTTCTCAAACCATTCTCGATCCCGTGGAACCTCAATGACTTTTAAGGTTCCGGTTGGTTCGTGGTATTGAATAAAATGACAAATCTCCAATTCTGTAATCTCCATGAGTATCTGAATCTGAGGCAAATAATAACCTGGCACCTTGGGTGAAATTTTATTAGGACATTTGATTTCAATCAAGTATCCATCCTCAGTTATGCCATCAGCTGACCCCCCGAGCCACGTGTGAACCGGGTGGACAAGGAGACCAATTTCGTGAGACTTTTTTTGGTACTGCAAATCGTACATGTCACGAACTTCTGGTTCTAGACGAATGCCTCTTTCTATATTGGCGTTGGTGAAACTCTTTTTGTACCCACATTTTTCAATGAGAAGAGCCTCCGAGGATTTAAAGAAGTTGAGATCGAGAGCAGCCGCCGCGTCACTCGCTGTCAACAGATTCCCTCGGAGATTGAACCATTCCACACTTCTTTGATCATCATATGTTTTTGACAAGAGCTTCTGGACGAGTGGTATCATTACCCAATCAGGAGTTTAATTCTTTATCATGGCATTCTTTGCTGCATTTTGTTCAGCTTGCTTTTTGTTTTGACCACTCCCTCGACCCTTGATTTCATCATCAATTGAGACGGATACAATAAATATCCCCTTTGTAGAAGACTCCAAGATGTACTTCGGTAGAGCCTTTTTATGTATGTGACAAAACCGCATGAGTTGATCCTTGTAGTTGTCATCATCACCTAGATCGGTTGGGTACATTTGAATAACTTTTAGAATAAAGTCACGGGTGCTTATGAGTCCCAAGTCTAAATACATGGCTCCAATTAAAGCCTCCAAAACATCTTCCAAAATCTTGGGATTTTTATTCCATTCATTTCTCGTACCTTTTTCATCCATTTGAATCCACTTATAAAGACCCAATTTATGTGATATGTTAGACAAGTTGGTACCTCTTACAATTTTTGTTCTGGCCTTGGTTAAAAAGCCTTCATCTTCACTTTGACCAAACATATCATATAAATACTTTGTGACGACAAACCCCAGCACCGAATCCCCTACAAATTCAAGATTATCGTACGAGTTTTCTACATTTGAAGACTTGTGTGTGAATGCAGTTTGATAGTACTCGAAATTATTAATTTTTGAACCTATTAATAGTTCTATGTCTCTCCGTGTGCACATTTGATATTAGTACATTTTACTTTTTAACTGCTGGACGACCGCTCTTCTTTGGGGCTCCGGACAACTCTTTAGAGTTGGACACCTCTGTAGAGTTGGACACCTCCTCAACGGGCTTGGGCACCTCCTCCTTGATGTAATGATCCTTCATGTACCGCTGAATATTCAGATATGTAATGTCTGTGCCCTCTGGTGGATTCAGGAGGGCACGGAGCTTGTCATCCAGATTAATCTTCTGACCATTCTTGAGATTATTCTCAGCTGCATACAGATTGATACGCTTTGTAACTTCAGAACGAGAAATCATTTCACCTGGCTGGAGATGGAGAAAGTCTCGTAGATGGTCTGAGACTTTGAGGGGACGCTTGAAACTGTTGTTCTCTGTACGTTTCTTTGCCTTCTCCCCCGATGGATCCGCTAGAAGCTGGTGAATTTTGCGCATCTCGCGGTGAAGAGACTTGATTGCTGATTCGATGGACTCTAGAGTAGCCATTGTTAAGTATATGAGTAACCTTATCTTTAACACCTGGAACGAATAATATAATTGCGACTATGGCTGCAAATATCGTCATCTTTGACATTTGAGAAAGGACCAAGAGACCGATCAACAATATGTTTTGATCCATCTTTCCTGTAATAAAGGAATATTTTGTATATAGAACAAATGAACTTTGAAGCCCCAGTAAAGCTCACTGACGGTCGCTACTTTGTAAAGATTACCAATGAAGACAAGACTCGTGTATTCAAACAAATCAACGGTGTGGAAGTGGCTGCACCTGGATGCTACAAGGTTACCAAGACTGATCTTTCAGAGTATGATGATGCAATCATTGCCAAGGCGACGGAATCATCAGAACTTTGGTTTGGAAAGGTGGTTCCAGAAGAAACTCTAAAGAACCTTTACGAGTCTTCCATCACCGATGACGTGTTTGAGGCGAGTCTCATGAAGATCAAGGGGAAGACGGTCACGGTTCTCTTTGACAGCAACAAGAAGGAGATTTCATTGGATCAACTCACTACAGGTGTCAAGTGTAATCTCTTTGTAGAACTTTCTGGAATCTGGTTTCTCAAGAAGAATTTTGGACCAATCTGGCGTGTGGCTCAGGCTCGCATTGTGGAGAGTCAAAAGTCCAGCGTCACCAAGTCATACATGTTCACTGATGAGGAAACTCAGGAGGATGAGTCTGATGAGCTGAGTGATTTCGTTTAAAAAATTTCGCGATTCATTATAAATGACTCAGATGAACGGACAAATGTTGGCCATCATTGCTCTGGTTGTTGTAGTAGTTTACGTATTCTTCATAAAAAAGGGTAAGAGCGGTTTTACCCTGGAGCCAGCTCCCTTTATGTCCAATTCATCCTCCTCATCAGCACAGAGCGACAGTCGCCCAGTTGATAGCGCATCTGTAATTACACCAGGCAGTCTCCCACCAGCTGCTCTCCTCCCAAAGGAGGTTCCGGTCATGGAGGATTTCAGCCAGTTTTCCACCGACGCCATTCTGTCTAACCAGAATTACCTGGATCCCCGCAACATGATTGGGTACCCAGAGACTGTGGGTGGCACTTTACGTAACGCCAATTGGCAGATTCGCTCCGAGCCACCCAATCCACGTGACCCAGTGAGCATCTTTAACCTGTCCACCATTGTTCCAGAGCAGATGAGACCAATGTTTGAGATTCAGGATAGTGATTATAAATAAAGGGACCAATTCGTAGAATTGTGCCAATTCGTAGAATTGTATCAAGCAGAGAAGACAAACAGACAGTTGCGAGCAACTGGATTTAAAGAAATAAATCTCCAAAACATAAATGGCGGATCTAAAGCAGCGTATCGAAGAGTGGGCTGAACTCAAAAAGCAAATCTCAGCAGTTCGCAAGGATGTGTCGGTTCTTGTAAAGAGAGAGAAGGAACTCGCTTCATCAATCAAAGAGACGATGAAAGAGGCTGACGTCGAGGATGTCAAGACTGGTGACAAGAAGGTTCGATTCCGTGAAAAGGAGGGGAAAGGAAGCATCACAAAGGATGTCATTGTGAAGGGTCTCACTTTGTATTTTTCCGGAGACGTGGTTAAAGTTGAGGGTGCTTTGAAAGCTATAAGCGACAGTGCTCCTCCAAAGACAACTTCATCGTTGTCTCTGTTGAAGAACAATGGGCCTAAACAGTGAGTGGTCTGATTTTTACAATGAGGAAATTTACGAGTTTTCAGATGACGATGAAAAATTTACAGATGTAACATATGAAGAATGGTGTGACATAAACAGCACGCATCTCTTGAATGATTGGTTTACCCTACAAGAGAATGCACAACTTTACTACAAGTTGAATCAGAAGATTACTTTTGCAGATTTTTGCGAATTTATGTATTCTGAACCAAGTGACAACTGTTTACAGTTGGACCAAACGACTCATCTGAGTCGGTCTACTCATCTGAGTCGGTCTGGGGCCTGGAATCTTTGGGTGACGATCGGGTCACCGAAAACCTTTGTTGATTTTTATAATTTCTATTGTTAAATGAAACTCGATATCCGAAGTCCAAAGGTTTTCACGCCAGCCATACTCTTTGCAATTATTGCATCGGGTACTCTGATGTTCCTGCATCTCACAAATTCCCATGTATTTAACAAGGGTCTCATAATAAACGCATTGATTTTCACCATCACGTACTATCTGGTGATTCGCTTCTTCACCAACGTCAAGTCCATGACAACTGCTGACATACTGGTTCCCCTGTGCTTGTTTGTATTGTTGATGCCCGGTGTGGTTCTCACTCTGCCCCCTGGATCCAAGGGTTTACTCTTTTCAGGACAGACGAGCACCAGTGCCGTTGCTGTTCACACGGTTGTTTACGCTGTTCTTTATGCGTTCATCAGAAGTTCATTCCCCAGTTACTATTAGATGAAGTACCTCATTCTGGGGAGTGGTGGAATGATTGCTTATAAATTTATAGGGGTTTTGAAATATCTCAAAGAGAGTGAAAGTCTCAATGACCTTGAGGAAATTTCAGGAGCGTCATCTGGTGCAATATTGGCTGCATTTTATGTATTGTTCAAAGGTGACGTTGAAAAAATGCTAAACATCATGCTTGAAATGGATGTCAAGAATTATGCAAAGAAGAATATAAAAAACTTTTTGAAAAAGTATGGTCTCATCGATAGTTTAAATATAAAGAAAATGGTGGATGAATGTGGACTCAAAGATGTAACCTTCAGGGAACTTTATGAAATCAATCCAATCAAACTGCACATCCCTACATTTGACATTGAAAATAACCGAACTGTGTACCTCTCCGTCGATAATAACCCTGATATGGATGTGAGTACAGCCATTATGTATTCGGTTTCGGTTCCTATATTATTCACACCGGTTGAAGGGCGTTTCGTTGATGGAAGCACAGCCGAGTGGTCACCAGGTGCTCCATTTTTGGGCAAAAATGACGTATTTGAGCTGCGTGCGGATATTTTCACAGCACCTAAAGAACACAAGTCACTTGTCGATTATCTCATCATCCTATTCAAGTGCATACTTTCAACAAGAATACGATATGATGATTTTAAGAGAATTGACTTGAGTGCCGACTTTGACATTTTTGACTTTTCAATGTCCCGTGAAATGCGAATCGATCTGTATAAAAGTGGGTACGCTCAGGTGGTTGGTATGTATTCCCATTGAAGTTCTTTACATATTTCTTTCCATATCAAGTCTTGTTTATAAAGTTTTTCTTTTGACTTCAAGAGAGGGAAGCAATGAAGAAAAGAATCTTCAGATAACAACTCGCAAAATTTATAAAGGATATATGAATAACTGAGAAAGTTTTTTCGATCTTCCGGTCTATGTTTATTGAACGGGGCTTGGATCATGTAAAACATGTGCCTCAATTTATCTTCGAGTTCCTTTGACATTGAAGGAGGTTTCACCCCACTCATGTAGCTGGTTATAAATGGAACATGATCATAATACTTGGTCAAGGAAAGTTTCTTTAAAGTGTCCCTGACGAGTGTATGAGTTATATTCTTCTTTTGAATCTTTCTTTTTTTAAACTCACTTGAAAGAGTTTCAAAAATTTCAGGTGGAACATTGGTAACTTCTCTGGCTTGAAACTGTGCTATCCATTCATTGAAATGATTTTCCTTCTTGTAAGAGTATTGAGTATTGGGTTCAGAATCCTGCTCCTCTTTGTAACTCCTCTCTCTTCCAGTATCATATGTAGCAAACCCACAATTTGTGCATATGATATCACTTGAATTTTCATCATAGAAGACGTTGCTCGAATCACACTGTTCACAGTTGATGTATGAAGAAGGCTTTTCGGTATCGACAACCGCACATATTCCACCCTCCTCGACTTGAGCCATGTACTGCTTAAAGATGTCATTCTTGTTTTTTGACTCTTCATAAATCATAACAAATGGAGCTGCCCTTGACATGTAATCGTACAACTCGTCACCTTTGAGTTCTTTGAGTCTTTTGTTATATAAGGCTATCATTATATATCAATATTATAATATCTTTAAATGAAAAAGTTTTTGTTTCAAATCATTTTGAAGCTATTAAAGCCCAACTTTTCAATACTTTCCATAAAAAAGTTGAAAAGAGCCAAATGTGGGTTTTGGTTGGAACCGGTGAAGGAAATTTCAGAACAGTGTATCGTCGAATACAAATACAACAGCAACATTCTGAAACATCTCAATCCAACCACGTGGCCTCCGGTTTTCAAAGGAAGATTACCCATAACCAAAGTGGTGTACCAGGGTGAAGATGTGACGGACCCGATTCTAAAATTTGCAGGTCCCCTAAAATCTGAGTTTAATCCATTTGGGTTGTTTAAAGTTTCAAAAAGACCCAAATTAAAATTTGGACCAAACTTGAGAGTTTCTTTGTATTGGTGTGATTTTGTAGAGGTTTCAACAATCGATACTGAAAAGTTATTCATTGGTCGCAGCCAGATAAAATTTAATATCCCCCAGATTTGAAACCGAATATTTGAATATAACCGGTGAATCATTGTCGTCATTTTGCATAATCTGAACAATTGGACAAAGCACTGTTGATTTTACAAACATTGAAATATACTTGAGACTAAAAAGTCCATTACATTCCGTGTCTACCATCTTGGGTTGATCCTCAATTCGTGTAATCTGGTTTGCAAAGTCACCTTCGCATGAAAATTCCACACACGTATCAAATCTTTTTATTCTCAAATCTGGTCCAATGGCGAGCATATCCCTTATGAGCTTCT